ACATCAACACGCTCGATCGCGACAACAAGACGTTGCGGAAGTGGCGCATCACGCAGGGCTGGCCCGTGAAGTTCAACGCCGGCGACTGGGACAACACCGCCGACGAGAACGTCATGGAGAGTCTCACGCTCACGTACGACTTCTTCGACAAGGCGACCTGAGACGCGCGCGCGGAGGGCCCCAGTCTGGCAAGCCCATCCGCAGCCGGCGGGTAGCGCACACCCCCCTACACGCTAGCGCGCTCGCACGAGACCGCCCCCTAAACGCTTTGGGCCCTCGGGCCTGCTCCTCAGGTCGACCCCCGGCCCGCGAGCGCGTTTACGGGGCGGTTCCGCGCGACGAATTGTGGGCTAGGATGCGGGAGCTACGCGGGTCTCTGGCCACGGGGCCCGCTGCGCCGGCGCTGACGCGCTGCGACCTCCACCTCCACCGCACGAGACCACATGCCCACGTCCACTATCACCCTCCCCTCCGGGCTTACCGGAGAGGTGCGAAACATGAAGGCGAAGGAGCTTTCCGCCCTCGCCGACCCGAACAACGGCCGCGCGCCCCGGCAGATCGTCCGCAAGGGCAAGCCGCAGCCGTTGAAGAAGCACCCGCTTGACCCAATCTTCGTCGGCTGCTGGATCTCTACGGAGGACCCCGGCCCCTACGGCTTTGGCGTGAACGAGCCCGTACCGTGGCCGCGCATCTGCCTCGCAGACCGATTCGTCGCGCTCCTCAACATCCGCCAGCTCACATACGGCAACTTCGAGTGGCGCGTGAAGTGCCGCAACCCGGCGTGTGAGCTGCACAAGAAGGGCTTCGTCTGGGAGATCGATTGCACGGAGCTGGAAGTCAAGCCCATGCCCGCTGCGACCATCGAGAAGATCAAGAACAAGGACTTCAAGTTCCCTGTCACGATCGCGGGCAAGGAGTGCGTCTTCGAGCTGCTCACCGGCTCCAAGGAAGCGAACCGCCCCGAGCTGTCTGCCGATCTCCCATCGCATAAGAAGATGCTGGCGCAGGTCGCGTCTAGACTCGTGACGATCGACGGAAGAGATGTGGACCCGGAGAGCGACGACGTCCTCGATTGGGTCGGCAATCTCGACATCCCCGATCTTCACAAGGCGTCGAAAGACATGGACGCCGTGGACGGCGGCGTCGAGGTGCGCACGATCATCGAATGCCCGGAGTGCGGCACGGAGTGGACCGCCGACGTCCCTTTCGACGATCCGGCCTTCCTTACCCCGACTCCGAAGTAGCGGTCTTCGAATCCTCCGCCAACTGGGAAGTGCTCATGCCTTCCTACGAGGTGGAGGACATCTGGGAGATGATCTTCAGCTTCACCTACCAGCCCTCTGGGGGTTCCGGCATTCCGTCACTAACGGAAAAGGAATTGATGGAGTACGATGTGGGGCGTCTCGAATGGCTCGCCGAGCGGCTCGACGCGCAACGTGCGCGCGAAGCTGACGCAGCACGGAAGAAGTAGCCCCACATGTCTCTGAACTCGTACGGCATCGGCTTCAACGTCTCAGCAAAGGATACGGCCACGCCCACGCTCACGACCGTGAGCGAAGGGCTGACTAAGGTTGCTGCGACGGCGAAGGCGACGTCGGACGCGCTCGACAAGGTCTCTAGGGGCAGCACCCAGGCGCTCGATGCTGCGGCAAGGAAGGCTGCCGCCGCGTCGAGTGCGCACCCCAGCGGCAGTAGCGGAGTCCCAAACGCCAGGGCTCTCTACGACAACGGCGCGCAGGCAGCAGCCGCCAGGCAGGCTGCTGCCGCTGTCGAACCGCCACACGCCTCGCCCATGGCGCCTCACAGCAGAGGCGGAGACGCCACCGGGCAGCTTCTCAATCTCGAGAAGGTGCGTATGGTGCAGGCGCAGCTCGAGCGCATATCTGCCAAGCTGAAAGAGTTTGGAGATCTCGTTGAGAGCGTCTTCGAACGCGGCGCCGTCGCAGCCATAGCGTTCGGTAAGGGGATCTCTGAGCTGAGCACTCTCGTGCCCGAGGCTCAGTTCAAGGTCGACGACATGCGCGCTGCGATCTTCGCAATGTCTCGCCAGTTCGGTGGGCGAATGGAAGATCAGATCCGCGCCATGTACCAGGGCATCTCCGCCGGCGCTGCGGACGCTGCTTCCGCTACCGCGCTCCTCACGCAAGCGAACAAGCTCGCCATTGGCGGCGTCACCGACGTGAAGACGGCCGTAGACGGCCTCACCAATGTCCTCAACGCCTACGGCATGGCGTACACGGAGAAGAACCTGCAGGGGCTCTCCGACGCGTTCTTCGTCGGTCTCTCCAAAGGCAAGACGACGGCCGCTGAGCTGGCCTCGACGCTCGGCATGGTCGCGCCGTCTGCTGCCGCGGTCGGCATTTCGATGAGCGACCTCATCGCGACCATCTCCGCGATCACTACGAAAGGTATCAACACGGCGCAGGCTATCACCGGTATGAAGGCAGCGCTCGCCGTCATCTCCCACCCAGCCAAGGAAGCGTCGGACGAGGCGAAGCGCCTCGGCATCGAGTTCAGTGAGGCGGCGATCCGTGCGAAGGGCTTCCCAGCGTTCCTCGAGTCGATCACGAAGAATGCGAAGTTCAACGCCGACTCGATGACAAAGCTCTTCGGTGGCAGCATCGAAGCGAAGAACGCCATGCTCGCGCTCTCCAACGGCGGCACGGCTTTCAACGACACGCTGGCGGCGATGAAGAACCGCCTTGGCGCGACCGACGAAGCGTTTCGCAAGATGGCCGACTCTCCCGCGTTCCAAGGGCAGCTCTTCGAAGGGCTCAAGGAGCAGGCGCTCGTTGTCATCGGAGAAGCGATCTTGCCCATCCGCAGTGCGTTGCTCAAGGTCGCCAACGCACTGCTCAAGGCCTTCACTTCTGCGCCGCCGGGCTTGCAGAAGATGCTTGTCTACGCACTCGCCGCCGCTGGCGGCATCGCCACCCTCCTCGCCGGCGTGCTCAGCGCTACCGCCGTCGTGGCGGGACTTGTCGCTGCGGGGGAAGCGCTGTTCGTCGCGCTCGGCGTTGTCGCGGCCGTAGCGACCGCGCTTGTCGCGGCCTTCATCCCGCTCATTGCTGCCGGCGCGACCCTCTACTTGATCTGGGAGAAGAACCTGGGCAGTATCCAGACGCAGGTGACGTCCTGGTACAACAAGGTCAGCCTCGCGTTCCGCGGCATCGCGCAGCTCATCTCTTCCGGCACGTTGTCGGGTGCCCTCCAGGAGGAACTCGGCGCGAAGGGGAGCGAGTCGATCAAGGCCTTTGTCGTTACGATCTACATGTGGTTTGGGCGCGTCCGAAACTTCTTCGTGAACCTCAGCAAGTCGTTCAACGAAGGACTCAGGGACGTCGGCCCTATCATCGACCGCATTGCGCAGGCCTTCCAAGGTCTCGTCGGCGACATCGTTCCCATCAGCAAGACCGGCTCGTCGGCGAAGGAGACCTTCCAACAATTCGGCCGCGTGGGCGCGCAGGTCGGTAGCGTGCTCGTCAAGGTCGTGGGCTGGGTAGCCAAGGGCTTCCTCGGCCTCATCACTTTCGTGCGCGGCGTCCACGACACCTTCGCGGGCTTCACGCCCGTGTTGTCGGCCGTGTGGGACGCGGCCGTGGAGCTTGGTAGCGCCATCGGTATGTTGTTCAGCATCCTCGCCGGCGGCAATGGGCAGACGAAAGACTCGGCTACGAATTGGCGAGAGATCGGTCAAGTACTCGGCGGCATGGTGTCCGTAGGCATCTATGCCGTTGCCGGCGCTTTCCGGGTCATCGCCGGCATCATCAGTTTGGTCGGCGGTATCCTCGGTGCCGTGAAGGTCGTCTTTGACGGCTTCGTCAACGGGATCGCCCTCGGTGTGCAGTTCATCGTTGCCGTGCTGACCGGTAACTGGTCGCAGGCCTGGGACCTCATGGCTCAGATCGTAGACAACGCAGTCAATACGATCGTGCAAACGATGCTGAAGCTCGTCGCCGGTGCTGCCGGTATGATCGACTCGCTCGCGAAGGTGTTCGGTAAGGACCTCGGCCTGAAGGCGAGCGTGGAGACCTTCGCTAACTCCGACACCGCGAAGTCGAATCTCGCAAAGGGCAAGCCGAAGAACGCGAGCCCCGACGTCGACACGTCGAAGATGCAGCCGACCATGGGGCCTCTCGTGCCCATGGACACGACGGCACCGACCGTTCAAGCCGCTCCCACGCTCGACAAGCAACCGAAGGGCTTCGGGCCCGAGCTGCCGCGTGCGACCTCGACGACCAATCCTGCTCAACAGCCGGGCATGCAGACGCCTAGCTCGAACGCGCAGACGACGCAGGCGATCCAGAACCTCGCGCAGCAGAAGCAGCAGCCGACGGAAGTGAATGTGAAAAACACGGTCATGCTCGACGGTGCTGTCATCGCCGAGAACACGTCCAAGCACCAACAGCAGCAAGCCGGCCGCGGCTTCGCCCCTGTCCCGAGCCCGACATGAAGTCCGCCGCCATCGAACCGCAGAAGATGGAGATCGCTAACCTCGTCACCGACGAGTCGCGGTCGTTCATGTATAACCCGTCCGAGTTGCAGGAGAAGGTCTCCGCCAACTACTCGGAGTTGGTCGTCCTTGGCCTCTCGCACCCAGTCCAGCACTTCACGCACACGTCCGCTGTTACCTTCACCTTCGATCTCTTCTTCCACTCCACGGGCAAGAGTCGTGACGTTCAGCAGGCGATCTTGCGCGATCGTCTGTTCCTCAAGGCCCTCACGCACCCGTGGCGGTCTAGCTCGATTGCACGGGGCGGCCCGCCGCGTGTGCTCTTCCTCTGGCCGAACCTGCTGTCCCTCACGTGCAACGTGCGCGACGTCGCGTTCACGTACACCCAGTTCAACCCGAAGATGGAACCCGTGTCCTTCAAGGCTTCCCTGACCATCGCCGAGATCCGCGACGCGTTCGTCGGCATGGACGACATCCTCAACAGCGGTGATGATAGAGGCGGCAACGGCACGCCGCCGGCGACCGATGGTGGAGATCTGTAATGCCCCCGCGCAAGTTTTCACGCCACACGTTCACGACTGGCTTCAAGGACGTAGACGGACCGCTCGATGCGTCAGATAAGATCCAGCTGACAGACCGCGAGCCATTCGTCTTCAAGAACCTGCCGGACAATATCGAGCACACGGTCCTTGAAGGAGAGAACCTGTTCAACCTCGCCTCGCGGTACTTCGACGGTGTCGAGCGCGCCGCGCAGCTCTGGTGGGTCATCGCCGACTTCCAGCCCGACCCCATCATCGACCCAACCATCACAATCAAGCCCGGAAGCATCTTGATCATCCCGAGTCTCCGCACGGTGATGGAATCCGTCTTCAACGAGGTGCGCAGGCCTCGGGGTGAGCCGTGAGTGCACCGCGCACTAACCCGATCTTCTACGCGCTCATCCGGCCCGAGGGCAAGCCCGAGTCCGAAAGGATCGACGTCACCGACGTGATCTTGTCCTTGGAGTTCGAAGACAGCGAGAAGAAGGCCGACCTCCTCAAGGTGACAGTCGACAACTGGGACCTTGGATTCTTCGACAACCCGATCTGGACTCCCGGCAACATGCTCATCGTGTCTTGGGGCTACCCGGGCGTCATGTCGCCGGCGCGCGAGTGCAGCATTCAGAAGGTGAAAGGCTCGACCACGCTGCAGGTCGAAGCGCAGGCCAAGTCTGTCCTCATGAACAAGAACGTGAAGACACGCACGTTCCCCAACACTCGACGGTGGGAGGTCGTGCGGATTATCGCGGGCGAGTACGGCTACACGGACGACACGTGCCATATCGAAGAAACGAAGACGACCTACGAGCATATTTGTCAGTCACGGGAGACAGACGCGCAATTCCTCAAGCGCATGGCTGACCAGGAACACTTCGAGTTCTACGTCGACTTTGATGGGCTGCACTGGCACGCGCGCCGCATGGGGCAGAAACCGATCCGCGCGCTCCAATACTTCTTGCCGCCTGACGTGGGCGACATCCTAGCCTTCGACGTCGAGAATGACATCTTCGCCAAGCCGGGGAAGGTCACGACGAAGGCGCGAGACCCGATCACGAAAAAGGACATCACGTCCGAAGGCTCCGACTCGAAAACGGAGCGCGAAGCACTCAACCCGGTGACGGAGATCGTGGACCCGGAAACCGGGATCTCCACGTTTCGCGTGCAGGCCTCAAGCGAGGAGGTGAAGCATTCGACCTCTACCGACCCAGCGCAGGTGAAGAAGGAAGCTGACGGCGCCTTCAAGCGCAGCATCCAAACGACGGTGAAGCTCACGCTCGACCTTGTCGGTGATCCCGGCATTGTCGGCAAGAGCGTCATCGAGGTGCGAGGGATCTCTAAGCGCCTGTCCGGGCTCTACTACATCAATGAGGCAGTCCACACCCTCGACTCGAGCGGCTACAAGTTGAAGCTGAAGTGCACGACCGATGGCACGAACAAGTATCCTGAGGCGGGTAAGCCGGCCGTCTCCAAAGCCAAGGTCAACGAACAGCGCGGCGAGACGGTGGACACCGGCGAGTTGACCGAGACCGTTAGCGACGAGACTGGCCTCTCCACGTATAAGTACACCGACACCGCCGGCCGCGATAAGGAGAAAAAGTGATGCCCGGGAAAGAGGTTCCGTACTACTGCGAAGGGCCGGTGGTCGATAACAAGGACCCCCTGAAGCTCGGACGGGTGAGGGTCAGCATCCCCGGCATTGCAGATCCTACCGGCTGGGCCATGCCACTCAACGTCGGCGGCGGCATGAAGGACTACGGTTCGTGGCACCCGCCGCGCAAGGGCGCAGAGGTCGGCGTGTTCTTCAAGAATGGGGACATCGATCATCCGCGCTACATCGGGGGCCCTTACGGCAAAGACGAGACGCCTGCGGAAGTCCAGGAGGCCTCAGTTGATGAGGCAGCCGATGACGTACCGTACATCCTCAGCACGCGTCGATGGCGTGTCGTTCTCGATGAGCGCAAGGGCAAGGTGCGCGCCGCGCTCGAGGACCGCAAGACTGGCGACATGTTCGAGATCGACGGCGTGAAGCTCGGCGTGAAGATCAAGAGCACGGCCGCGCTCAGCATCGAATGCGACGGCGCAATCGATCTCAAAGGCAGCACCATTACGCTCAACGGGCGACGTCTCGCCCCGAACAAGAAGCCGATCTAGTCATGCCCCTTCCCGACGACACCTGCCTCCAGCTAAGCATCGATCTAAGCCAGTTCCTGGACCTGAGCATCACGCTTCCAGGTGGCGTGTCGCTCGACGCCAAGCTCGAGCCGAACGAGCTACCGACGCTTTCCGGCATCGTGCAGAGCGTACTCGGTCCGCTCAATGCAGCCATGACTCCGCTCATGCCGTTCTTCCGGTTACTCGATGTAGTCATCAAGATCGTCGACTTCTGTACGGCGGTCATCGACGCGCTCGGACCTCCGCCAGACCCTACGCTGCTAGTGAAACGGCTGAACGCGCTACTGAAAGCGTTCGCGAAGGTCCTAGGCTTGATCCCACCGTTGTCATTGCCCATCATGATCGTTGGTGTGTGCAAGACCATCAGCGCCGGGCTTCTCGCGCTGATCCTCGAGCTAGAGGACGTGATCAGTATTCAGTTTAGCTTGTCGGCGAAGGAAGCACGCGTGGAAGCCCTCATGGAGGACGAAGAGTTGCTCGAGGGTGCTGCGCTTCTCCGCGCCTCGATGGACTGCGCGCAGGCGGACCTCGACCTGCAGGCAGAGATCGGGTCGAGCGGCCTTGGCCCGCTCAACAAGTTCCTCGATCTGCTCAACGCTTTCATTGGGCTTATCGGCCTCGACCCTCTGGGGAAGGTGGAACCGGGGAGCGCTAACCCAGCCGAGATGCTGGAACCGCTGCGTAAGACCGTGGAGATTCTCGCCACTGTCTGCGGCTCCATCCCAGTGTGATAGACTGCGTGGGCGATGTCGCTCGCCCTCATCCCCAAGCCGACTGCCGCGATGCTCGCCGACGGGCCTCGGCAAAGCCCCCTCGACCGCGTCATCCGCCCGGGGCCGAGCCCACATCTTGGGTTCGGTGTCGCCCGCCCCTTTCGACGCGACGAGAAGAACGACTTCGCGAACCTCGGCGGCGTAGATCTCGTGAAGGCGTGTGTTGCGCAGGTACTCCTGACGCGTAGCTCCAACCCGAACAACCCCGCACTTCAGGGGGAGATCGACTGGGCGCCGGAGCGTGGATCGCTGTTGTATCTGCTCAAACACAAGAAGAATGTGCTCGTCGAGCACAACCTTGCGAAGATCTACGTCGCCGACGCGCTCCGCCGATGGGAGCCCCGCGTTATCGTGCGCAGCATCGCCGTGAGTGAGTCGCAGACCAACCCAAACGTCATGCTGATCAGGCTCTTCTATGATGTGATCTCGACCAACCGAAGCTCCAACCGTGTCCTTTACCCAGGCGTCGAGCAGACTGTCGCCTTTGACCGCGCAGCGTGAGGATCAATGTCTCTCATCGCACCTCTTGTAGACTACACGGACAAGGACTTCACGGCGCTCGAGAAGCGGCTTCGCAATCTCGTCACGTCCGTGTACCCAGAATGGACGGACTTCAACGTCGCCAACTTCGGCAACCTGCTCCTCGAGCTGTTCGCACATGTCGGCGACATTCTGATCTTCTACCAGGACGCGCAGGCACGGCAATCTAGGATCACCTCTGCCACGCAACGGAAAGCGCTCCTCGGGCTTGTGAAGCTCATTGGGTTCACGCCAACGACTGCTTCTGCTGCTACTGCCAACGTGACGATCACCCTCCCAGCACCTACGCTGGGCGACGTTCTCTTCCCCGCCGGCACCATCGTGAAGACGGAAGAGATCACTTCACCCACCAAGTACCAGCTCCTAGAGGACACGCTCCTGCCGGCGGGCTCGACGAGCATCGTGGCCGTGGCGGAGAACAGTGAGACACGCACCGATCGCTTCATCTTCAACAGTCAACCAAACCAGAAGATTGCCCTGAGCGCGACGCCGTACATCGACGGCACGGCTGTAGTGACCGCGAGCAACGGCATCTACACACGCGTAGACAACTTCCTCGATTCGACCGCCACCGATATGCATTACGTCGTGGAGGTCGATCAAGGAGACAAGGCCACGCTCAAGTTCGGCAACGGCGTGAACGGTGCGAGCCCCAGCGGCACTGGCGACGTGGTGTACCGCATCGGCGGCGGCGCTGCTGGACGCGTAGAGATGAACAAGCTCCGCCTCTTCGAGCAAACGGTGTGGCTGGACGCGCTCGGCAATTCCGTCACCCCCAACGTGACGAACCCACTCGCGTCGCAGGGCGGAGCGGACCGGCAGAGCGTTGCGCAGATCAAGGAGCGCGCACCCGCCTCGCTCCGTGCGTTGACGCGTAGCGTGGCACGTGAGGACTTCGAGATCAACGCGCTACGTATCCCGCAGGTCGCGCGGGCCCTTATGATGACGAAGAACGAGGACCCATCCATCGAAGAAAACGCGGGTGAGCTCTACGTCATCCCGACTGGCGGAGGGCTTCCGACCGAGGAGCTAAAGGCGCGGGTCCTCAATCAGGTCACGGTCGTATATCCGTGCACGCTGACTTTCCGAGTGAGCGTGAAGGACCCCGTGTACCGCGTTATCAACCCGAGCATGATCGTGTACTTCTCCAACGGAGTTGTACCGGCGGACGTCGCTGCGCGCATTCGCGAGAACCTGCAGAGCTTCTTCGCCGTCGAGAACGAGGATGGGACGGAGAACACAGAAGTGAACTTTGGGGGCAAGATCGTCGACACCAACGGCACTGTCGTCAGCGAGCTTGCCCTCTCTGACGTCTTCAACGCTGCTCGTGACACGACCGGTGTACGCAAGATGCCCGTCAGCGACTTCTTGCTCAATGACGCAAACCAAGACGTCGTGCTGCTCCGTAGGGAGTTCCCCAGTCTCGGCGTTGTCACGATTGTGAATGGCGACACGGGGGCGGTGCTCTAGTGCCGTATGCGAATCTGTCCTTCGAGCTGCCGGCGAGCGAGAATGCGGGCGCGGCCTCCGATTGGTTGTTTTCCTGCACCAGCCAAACGGAAGCCGCTGCCTTTGACGGCGGCTCGATCGAGACGTTCAACAGCTGGCCCAACGGCGGCATCTCAGACTTGGCGGGTGTGCCGGCGGCGTTTGATGCCTCCAATCAATCCGTCGAGGACTTCGAGCAGGAGTGGCTCAGCAACGAGTTCTACAGCTATGGCATTGCTGGTGAAGCAGCGGCCTTCGACGGCGCATCAGAGCTGGTCGAGGACTTCGAAGAGAGCTGGTCGACGAATGAAGCGTACGCCTACGCGTACGTGGGCGTCGGTACGGACCTCGCCGCAGCCGCATTCGATGGCACCCCGGAAGCCTTCGAGGATTTCGAGGAGAACTGGAGCACGAATGAGAGCTATAAGTACACCTACACCGGCGTAGGCACGGACCTCACTGCCGCTAGCTTCGACTCGACGCCTGAGGCATATGAGGACTTTGAAGAAGACTGGCCGACGCTGACGATGACGTCGGTTTAGTAGGACGAGAGGCAGGAGATCAATGGGTGAGACGAACTGGACCTTCATGACCGACGGCCTCGATCAAGCCAGCCTTGACCGCGGAGTGACGACCGGTTTCGCGCGCCCGAATGGCGGCGGTAGCTTTGTCTTCGGCTTCAACTCCCTCGTGGTTGCAGAGGGGGCCGCCGCACTCTTCGCCAACCAATCTGGCTTTGCGCCGACCCCCGCGAACAAGGGCGGGCGTGTGACCGGCGCCATCAAGCGCGCGGTCTCTGGTGGGGAGCTTGGCTTCGCCCCCTTCTTCTTCCTGCTCGCGCAGGGCACGAGCGTGAATGACAGCGCCTACATGCTCGGGCTCAGCGACGACAAGCCGTACAGGATCGTCCTGCGCAAAGGGCCGCTGGTGCAGGGCGTGCCGGCCGGCATCGTCGGGGACCACGGCGTCCTTCGGCGCTCGACCGCGACCTTCAACCCGGACACGTTCCACCACCTGCGTTTGGATGCGATCGTCAATCTCAACGGCGATGTCCTGCTCAAGGCGTACCAAAACGATCTTTTGGTCAACGCCGTTACAGCGCCAGTGTGGACGCCGATCCCAGGCATTGAGGACGCGTCACTCATTGCGACGCACGGTGCCGGCATCTCTTTCGTCGACGACCCGCTCGGTGTGAACAGCGGCTCTCAGCCCTTCACCTCTGGGCGCATCGGCTTCGGCATGTATGTAAAGGACGTGTCACGCCGTAGCGTGTTCGACCACATCGAAGTGATCAAGGCAAGCTAAGGGGCACACGTGCTCACGGCCTTCAACCGCGCACTTGGGACGAAGCAGGGTCGGATCAAACCGGCCCACGCGATCCCCTTTTCTGGCGAGTACGTCTTTTGCCTTGGGCACGATGACCCTGGGCACACGGACGACATCGCACCGGGGGACTTTGCGCTCGTTGAGCAGCACGCGACTTTCGAGGCTGGCACGAAGCTCCTTCGACTAAAGGCTTCTGTCCGCCCGCCCAAGGAAGTTCCGCCTGGGCACAAGTGGGTGCTGGAGCTACTCGTCAACGACAAGCTTGCCGTAGCCGCAGATCTCGTGCCGGGCATGCGTCAGCGCCGTAGGTCCTTCGCGCTCAACGTCAGCAAGCTTGATCACGCGAAGAAGCACTTTGTCACGGCGCGCCTGCGCTTCGTCGCGATCGGGCAAGCGCAATTCATCTCCCTTGCCTCTTTCGAGATTGGGCCACCCGTCGAGCAAGATGTGGGCTTCCCGAGCTACCCGGGCAACATCGGCACCGGCACGCTCTTCGGCACGACGCGGCTCATCCGATATCTGTTCCCGGGCGCCATCGCGACGCTCGAGGCAATGGCCACGATCTCCAAGATCAACCGTACCATTCCGCTGTCCGGCGCTGGGATCGCGACGGCTGGAGCAATCGGGTCGGCCGGGCTTTTTCAGACTAAGTTCGTCAACGCCACGCCCAGCATCGGCACGGGGTACGTGAGCGGCACCGCTGCTCTTTCCCTTCGCCGGGTCACCCCCACGGGTCTCTCCACCGGCTACGTGAGCGGAGTCATCGCGAAGATCAATCGCGGCCTTCCGCTGACAGGGATTGCGAGTGCGTACGTATCAGGCACGCAGACAGTCATCAAGAAGCTCCAGTTCATCACTGGCACCGGCGTCGCGAGTTCGTACGCAAGTGGGTCGGCGACGGTTGTGAGCTACATCAACCCGGCGTACGACACGCTCACTGGGTGGTGGAAGGACTTCGCCGGTGCTACCTACAACGGCTCCTCTGGCTCGCGCTGGGCGGGGTCGACGAGCGCCGGCGCTTCAGGCGGGCGAAACATCGAGTCCTCTCCGAACACGGGTGGGCTCAGCGCTCCATCAATCGGTTCGCAGGACGGGCATGGCACTGCGGTTTTCGACGGCACCAATAGTTGGCTGGACAACGGCGTCACGCCTATCGCTGCGTCCTCGTTGATCTCCACGACGGCGTTCACTGTCCTGATGCTGATCAAGACGCCCGCTTCGCTCCCGGCAGCGGGAGCGAATGCGCGTAACGAAAAGCAGCTACTACAGTTCGGCAACGGGCAATTCGGGATCTCGATGTCATCGTCGGGCTTCCGCGCGTACACGCTCAACACGGCCCAATCCGCGTGGTTCGAGACAGCGCAAGTGGCGTGCTCGGCAAGCACGCCCTACCTCGTGGCAGTCACGTTCGATTCGTCTACAGCGCTTCGCATCTCCCTGAACGGCGGCGCGCAGACGTCCGTTGGTAGTGTGAACTCGATTGGTGGTTCGATGGCTACGCCGCCGGGCTATATGGAGATCGGTCGAGACACGATCAACGGCCAGGGTAAAACCGCCTTCACACTGCTGGAGCTGATCATCGCGCAATCGACGTTCAGCACCACGAAGATCAGCGAGTACTACTCCTACTTCAAGGGCAAGCGCTTCCCCACGCTTGGACTTCCGTAATGCCGCGCTCCTATCGTGGAATTGCCAGCAAGGAGGACTTCGGAACGACCACACATCCGTTCTCTGGTCTCTTCTTGCTTATCGGTGCGATCGGGTCGCAGGCGTTCGTCAACGGGCCAACCCTAGTCAAGAAGCTGCAGTTTACACTTAGTGCGGGCAACATCCCGAGCGGCGAAGCGACCGGCGCCCCTACCGTGG